TCCTGGGGACCCTTCGCTGAAGTCTTTAAAGGTTTCAGGGTAATAAGTTTTAGTGAATTCTATTAAACTATTTTTATAAGATAAAAAATCTTTATTAAGATATTTTATATTTCTAACTTCTGAATTGTTTGTTGATTTTGAATAAGGCATATTTATTTTATTTAATATCCAGTTCCTCCTACTGCAGTAGTTGTAATTGGACCCATTGTTGGGCCTCTGGATGAACCATCTGATGTAAAATTTAGATTAAAAGCATCTATTTCGTTTAAAGCTTGATATGTTATTTTAATAGTAAGTGTATGACTATTTGTGGGTTTTATTATATCTACCTCTAGTCTGTTGACAAAAGGTACATATCGTCTAACTTGATTCATGATTTCAAATTCTATTGCTGTTTTATTTGGTTCAGCTTCAAATAATAAAGATCTTAAACCTACTCCAAACTCTGGCATAAATAGTCTTTCTCCAGGTTCTGTTAATAAGGTATTGATAAGATTTGATTTTAATTGGGATTTTGTTGTATAAGATAAATTAAATACTCCACTACCATCAAAAGGAAGAGTTATACCTATAGAGCTGTCCCTGTCCTTTGTTAGTTGTTTAGTATTTATTAAATTGTATTTTCTATAATTAACCGCCATTTATTATTTTCCTTTTTTATTATCAATTGCTTGCATTAATTCTCTATAGTCTCTATTTACAACCTTTTGTACAGGAGCAGGCATTGATTCTACGGGTGTGTTTGGGGAGTTTGATGTTTCTGTGTTTGTATCTCCTTGGGCTGTTTCATTTAGAAGGGAATTTAAAGCTGGATTACTTGTAAAATTTTGTGATTTTATAGGTTGTGTGCCCATAATTTTTTCTCTTAAAGATGTTTTTGATGATTCGGACATTGGAATATTTGATGCTTCAGTATGTTCTATAATTGTTGGTTTTAATTCATCACGTAAATCTTCTTTAAGTGATTTGATTTCTCTGCGTAACGCATAATCTATTTCTTCTCTAACTACTTTTCTAATTAGATTTTCAAAGGTTTTTGCTTTCATTGTTATTTGTGTTTGTTATAAATATAATTTTATTTTCTTTTTTGTTATTTTTCATCATCAAAATAACGTCTAAACCCTATCATTTCAAATGATGTATTAAATATTTTATCAATCCATTCAATTTGGTTTGTATTTTTAAATTCATCCAACAAATTACTGTAATATTCATCTAATTGATCTGAATATGAGTTGGGGTTTATTTCATCTAAATTAAGATCATCTGGTTTAGGTAGGTATCCTTCTTGGTATAATTCATTAATTAAATGAGGATGAATACCTGATAAATCTCCTAATAAAGGATGTTGAGTTAAATCTAGATTGGGGTCTGTAGGTGGTATTCCTATGTTTATTCCACCTATTATTATTTGGTTTGGATCTATAAATGTATCTACAGGAAAAGTAGGGGGGTCTATAGGTTGAATATTAATAAGAATCTCATTAAGGATATCTGAGATGTCTAACTCCCCATATCCCGGATATCCTATTTGTACTAGAAATTCTTCAGGAGTTAAAGCTGTTCCTGTTGTTCCTGTGGGATTTGTTTGGGTTTCACATTGTATATAAGATAATGTTAATATTTCTAATAATTGTTTTAAAAAATTAATAAATTGTAAAGCTGAAAAAATTCCTGTTAAAGCGCCCATTAATGGTCCTAATAGTCCTTTAAGATCAAACATTCCTTCGAGTAAAAAATTTCCTAAATTTCCTTCATATTGACAAAGATTTTGGATAAACCCAAATAATCTATCTGCTGCTAGTCTTTCATCGCTTATTTTTCTACCATCATGGGGAACTGGCATTGAAGGGTGAGATGAGGGTATAGGATTAAAATTATTTACAATACCTTCTAATGTTTCTTTTTTAGTATTTAATACGGTTTTAAATTGTTCTGTTATGCCTCCTGATTTTACATTATTTATTAAATCCGTTTGGGCTTTTAGCTGATCCTTCATATTTCCAACTAATGGACCTAATCCCGAAGATTGTATGTTTCCTAATTTTTGTAAATTATAATTTAATTGGTTTTTAAAATAACTAAATGCTGCTATTCTTTGTCCTACTTTTCCCATAGAGGAATTTGGATCTATTTTGATGGGTGATTCTCCTATAGGATTATAAGAACTTTCATCCCCTTTAAAAAGATTATTTGCAAAATTTGCTGCTTCACTTTTTATTTTATCTCCTAATTGAGCTGCTTTTTTATTTCTTTCTATTTGTTTTTGTCTAGCTGCTTCTTGTTCTGCTATTTCTGTTTCTGTTAATCCTGTAGGGTCTATAGGTGGTATTTCTTTTACATCTGTAGGTTGAAATTGAACATCGATATCAAAATTTGGTTGTGGGATTCCTAATGTTTGCATTTCATTTTCAAAGTCGAATTTTCCTAAAAATTGAGTGGGTACTTGTCCCTCACAAGAAAATATATCTTGTAATGTTTGGGGATTAGGGATTCCCCCCTTCAAATTTGCAAATAGAGATGCTAAGGGGAAACCTCCCCCAGGTAATTGTTTTTTTAGATTATTAAGAGCATCCATGGCTTGTTTTTCTAAATTAGCCAGCATATCAAAAGGGTTAGGTATAGTACAAGGGTTTATAGGCATTATTTATTTTTTTAGAAATACATGTTGGCTTTTAATTTTTCTTAATTCATTTCTTAAATCTCCTATACTATCTGGGGTAATTTCTCCATCTCCTTTAAAATCTTGTCTCATATCTTTAAATACTTCTCCATCAGCAGTAGTATATCCTCCTCTATCTCCAATATGTCTATATCTAGTACTTAATATATCAAGAGTAGTTTTTAAAAAATCTAATAACTTATCCATAAATATTTGGTTTTCATTTCCTAATACTGCGGGTTCTGTGGGGTATTCTTTTGCGTTATCTAATCCTAGAAAAATATTAGGCGAATTAACTATAAAATAACTTTTATCTTTATTATCAGAAGTATTAAAATGGATACTTCCTTCTGTGCTAAAACCTAAAAAGTTATATGAAAATAAATGTATATCTCCTCCTTCATATTCTTGACCATCTACTTTTTGTTGTTTTTTAGCATTAAATATTAATCTATCTGCGTTAATTATTACTTGTTTTCCTTGATATTCTCTGGGGAACACAGGTTGAAGAATTGGGTTTATTCCTTTTTCTTTTTCATCGTCCCAAATATCATGGATTATTTCTTTTTCTTCTATTGGCATTGTTTTATTTTTATAATTAAATTCCTAAATCATTAGGCCACTTAGGCTCTTTTATCATTTTAAATTTACTTAAAAATGGTAATTCATGTTCTGATGATTTAGGAAACCATTTATTAATTTGATCTAATCTTCTACTTCTATGACCACTTATATTATTTTCCTCTAATCTTTTCAAACTAAATTTATGAATATACCCCTTAATTGCTTCTTCATGTGAATTGTCAAGATATCTAAATGCAGGCCAATCATAATCAGGATGAGTTCCCTTTGATAACATTTTAAATCCTCCATTACCCTGTGTATTACTTATAGCACACGAAATAGCAAGTGCTCTATTTGTTTTCCACCCCATAGCTATTGCCCATTGTACTGCTCCTTGTCTTGAGGCTCTCCAAACTCTTTGTTGTATCATCTTATTTTTTGGTTCGTTTTCAAACCATTTTTTAAAACCAACTCTCCACCACAAATGAGAGTATGCATTACTTTTTTTATGAGCATAATTTCTTTTTAGTTCAGATAAGCTTTTACCAAAATAAGTTTGACAATCTATAGCTTGATATAATTTTGATAACCCCCCCGCAGCCCAGTGAGCTATACCAACTGTTCCTGAATCTAAAGCTACTAAATCATTAAACATTTTTCCTGTTAGGCTTATTTTTTGTCCCTTATAATAATTACCTTCTGTTACTACTCCTCCTGATTCTATAGATGCATAATATTCTTTATATCTTTCTATAGTACTGCTTCTTCTTTTTGCACCCTCTTCATTAGAAATTATTGTATATAAAAGTGTTGTATAAAATTCTTCAAAATTAGTGTATGTTCCTACTCCCTCCCACATGTTTTTGCTAACTTCTCTATCCATTTCTTGCCAACTATCACAAATGTAGTCTCTTCTGACTATAGCATCCCATTTCGAACAATAGTTTTCTTTATAACTTGTGCCTGATTGAAAATAATGACAATTTGAACATCTTGCTGTAAGAGGTTTTGTATATAGGGCGTGGGTTTGGCTCCCTTGGGTTAAGGGTCCTCCATCATCTACTCCTCCAATCCATCCTTCTGGGGTTTTGTCGTGTTGGCTCATTTTTTATAGGTTTTCATGCCATTTACGCATTTTAGCAATCCTTTTAAGACTTAGCTTGCAATTTTTGCATTTGTATTGGTAATAAAAATCTGTCCATGCATGTGCCCTATTGATCATACGTTTGATTTCAGATAAGCTTAATAATCTATCATGGAAGTGTTCACTGTCAACATGTGTATGTATTGGTTTTCCATCGTGTTGGTGTGTAAACGTATGACTGTGTCCACTCCCAACATTATTTCTAAATCTAAACAACTCTCCACTACCCCTTAGTCCTGGGAATCTGCTTCCACCCGCCCAACCGGAACTCTTTGCAGAGGAATTTGCCTCATCATTAATATGTCTAGTATCTTGTTTGTCGGCACTTATATAATCTCTAATACTAGATATATCCCAATATTTTCCAAAAGAAGGGGCTATATGTAAATGCTCAAAATTATCTGGAGGACCTTCCTCCATTGTTCCTATAAATTCACCGGCCTCAATATATGCCCCTAATTTAATATGTCTTGGTGAATAATTAAAATGAGCTATAAAAAATGATAATGGCTTATAAACTGGACCATATGGGGATGCATCATCTTTTTGTCCTTCTACATCCATATCTATATATGATTGAACCTGATGTAATGCTCTTGTCCAAACACTTGAGTGTCCGTCCCAAATATAGTGAGGTACTCGTAGAATATCTGATGCTATAGTTATTTGATTTCCCCACATGTTGGCAGTTCCAGAACTTTTATAATCCCCTACTGGTTTGTCCTTCCAAGTTACAACATATCCTGATATAGGAGAATATACAGGTATTCCCGCTACTATTGTTGGGTAAGAATCATTCCATTGAGGTACTATATCTGAACCATTAGTATTTTCCCACAAATTATTCATAAGTTCTTCAACTGGATGACCTCCATCATAAGGTATATATACTTCAGAAGTAACAGTTTTAAATGCATATTTATGACCTCCTTTTGAGACACCAGCTGGTGTTGTATTATCTCTACCAAAAAGATATCTGGAAATAAATGGTACCCACTTACCACGTATTACATCATCTGATCTTGTTACAGCAGGATCCCATTGGTAATATTTTAGAGGGTGTCTTTCTGTCCACACCCATAACCAAGAATTTTCAAAATCAATATTGGCTATGTCCCAGGTGTTTTTATCTCCTGTCATAGTTGTGGTTTTCATACAATATTCAGGTATTTGAGGATTGCCATCCTCATCATATGGGTTATTTTTATTTGGGTATTTTCTTACCCAAGTACATTTTACTACTTCCCCATAATATGTACCTTCTCTCGGTGAACATGCTAAAGCGTGATTAGGGTGTATAGCGTAGGGAGAAAATTGAGGGGGCTCAATATTAGTTGCTAACCCCCCCGGGCCTGCTGTTAAAGAATTGTCTGCTTGTATATAAGATTCTGGTAATTTTGAATCTACATCTTCAAAATCCATATATTGTCTATTTAACAAATCAACTTGATCATCTTCTGAAGCATCATAAACACCAGTGAGCTCATCTATTTTTATTGTCTCTCCTTTTTTATCTGGTATAGTTGAAACTTCTTCATCTAACATATAATTAACAGGGTTTCCTGTAAATTTTTCAGCTTCTTTTTGATCATTTTGTACAAGTGGATCTGCTCCAACCCCAAAAGTATTCCAATGAGGAGAAGATACTATCAAATCATCTAATTTTTGGTTTGATGTAAGATATATTGATGAAGGATCATAATTAATATCTTCTATAATATGTTCCCACCCTTTTCCATCTGATTTATCAGAAGATTGTCCATTTCTTATAATGGTTATAGGTTCCCCATTTGTACCTCTAGCTCCATTAGACCATGGATTTTTACTTCCAGTAGGAATTGAATCACTTCGGGATGTTGCCCCAAATCTAATAGAATTACCAAATCTACCTTCTAATATATAATCTCCCTCATATGGTTGTAAAGGTTTTAAACCTCCTTTTTCTCTAAAATATTTTCCTAAAGGAATATCAATATCATCAAGTTCACTAAATTCTTTTGATGATGGGTCTTTTTTTTCTCCATCAGAGTTTATAGTTATATTTTCAAAACCTGCTAATTCGTATTCTTCATATCCTAATTCTTTTAGTTTTTTAATTCTATCAGCAGGGTCTAAATTAAGTAAATATGATTTTACATTTGGTGCTATATTATTATGGGGATGGTTCCATAAATTTATTGGGGGGAAATAATAAAAGGAGTTATTATGGATATTTGAGGTATTGTTTTTAGTAGGAAGATGTAGTAAATAAACAATCTCATTAGGTATAGGGTGATATTTCATAAAAGGAAATAAAGGACGAGCATAACCATCATAACCTGCTTTTTCATTTTCTGGTGATGAATCCATCCCCTCTAAATAATCAACATTATTTAATTTATTAAATCTTATTATTCCTATTGATCCGGGGCCATCAAAAGGATATGAACCATAATCATTTTCTGTGAGATTTATAGATCTTACTCTTACAGGGAACATATTAGATTGCCCTGAACCATTTCCAAAGTACTCAGTTTTATTAAATGAATGATCTTCTGCCATTATTCTTTAGGTTGTTTTAATTGTTTAGGTTCTTCAACTGTTTTTGCTATTTCTTCAGCTACATCCATTAATTGATCTAATTCTTCAATGGTTAATAAACCCCCATCTCCTGTATTTGATGTTCCTGTTGATAGACGTTGGACTATGGCTGCCATTTTTATTAATTGGTCATCATTTTTAACACTGATTTCCATATACTCTTTTATTAAAGGTACTACAACTGTAGCATCCCCCAAATCTTGGACTAAAGGGCGTAATTCAGATATTAAAGAAGCTAATTGTTTAGCTTTTTTCTTTTGATTACCATGAATTTCTTTTAATAAATCTGAAAAAGATTTATCGTCAAATAATATTTGATTTAATGAGTCCATATTGTTTTATTATAAATATGGAAAATTTAAACTCTTATAGTACCTTTTTCTATATATTCATTATAAAGGATTTTATAATGTTTTTTTAAAATTTTAGTAACTTTAGTTATTATAGGAGTTTCTACATTAGTCATTTCACGTATGTAAATGTAGAGTGCTTTTTTATTGAAGATTTCTAAATTTTCTCTACGTTTAAATAATTGTAATACGGCATCTGCTACTCTTTGGTCAGGAGAGTTTTTAAACATAGTATATATATTTTTATCTATATGTTCTATAAATAAATCTATAAAATCCTTATAGTCTTTTTTGACCTGTTCTCTATCATACTTATATTGAGTAATAGGGTCTTCATCTACTGCTAATACGTCTGCTTTTTGTTTTTTCTTTTTATAGTTGTTATTATTATATAAAATAAGATAATTTTTTCCTACAATTGAAAAATAACTAAAAGCTTTTGAACCTTTTTCTGGTTTAAAATAATCTAATTTTTCTAAAAGAAAACAAATTACTTCGTGTTTTAAATCCTCTAAATCATCTACTTCTGTATAATAGAATTTGAAGGTATGGATTAAGTTCTCAGCTAATTTGTAAAAAGGATAATGTATTCTGCTTGAAAATATGTGGTTTCTTTCTGATTGGTTTGAAGTTGAAAGATATTCTTTTATAGCTAAATCAGTATCTTCAGTGAAGTATCGTTTTTTGGTTCTTTTTCTACCTCTTTTTTTTGGTTCGGGCGTAAGAGAACCAGTATTTACCGGTTCAGGAGGGGGTTTAGGAGCAAATTTGGTTTTGTATGACATATATTTTTACATTTATTTGAGTGTAAATTCGTTTAAAGCTTCTTGTATTTTTTGTACTTCCTTAAAGAAAAAACCTACCTGGTCATCAGCATAAAATACATTTTTATCATCTAATGATTTTAATCTTTGATCACAAACATTTATTGCTTCACTTTGTTTTGTAATAAAATCTTCTAATTTTTCATTTTTTGTTATTAAATTTCTAATAATAAAAAAAGAAGACGTTGTTACTATTGCTAATATAATACTAATTATAATTGTCATGATTAATCTTTAAAAAACGAATCAATCACACCTAATGTTGCCTTTGATAAGTTTGGGTTATTTTCTATGTTAATTTTTTTAGCTGTTCTAAGTGTTTTGTCACCTTTAGTAGCGTTAGCTGGTTTAGATGGTGATTTTGGATTAGCTGAATTGTCCCACAACTCAAATTCAATTTGAGCAGCCATATGATCTGCTTGGTGCATTAATAGTGGTAAGTGAGTTCTTAATCTGGTTTCTTTTTGACCAGACATAAAGTAAAATTTATTTGACTCATCATACAAACCATCATGAATTTTAATTGTAATAAATTCGTTTTGAGTTACTTTACAACCAATTTCCTGTAGGATAAATAATGTACGTTCTGGGATTTTCATTGCTGGGATGTCCGTATTGAACTTATAAATTTGACCTAATTTATCAATATGCCATTGTGAATCGTTTGGAGTGTAGTACTCGCCTTCTTGTTGGCCCATCTTGCCTAAATCATGGAATAATGCTGCGAAATGCATTTCTTCAACAGTATATGTGGATATATCACCCCCCATTGCTT